GAGGAGGTTAGTAAGGACGTTCAGGGTCGTTTTAAGATCCTTCAGGATGCATCCAGACATAAGATGGAACCAATCCCAGTGTGCAGGATGGATGATGGGTGGGAGTTCTGATGCCAGGAAAGTGCCGGAAGGAGGATCGTCGTTTGACCTACATCAGGAGTGCAGGTTTGAAGAAGCATAAAAGCTATGCCTTGTATCGTTGTTCTTGTGGGACAGTGAAAGTGTTACAGAAGTACCGTGTTGACAGTGGAGAAACACGGAGTTGTGGGTGTCTCAGGATTGAGAAGGCATTGGAAACTCTTTCAAGGATTCCGAGGGAGAAGAAGGCAGAAGGAGGACGGAAGTCGAGAACGAGTCGTGGAAGTGGACATAAAGGCAAGGTCCGGATCACAGATCCTGAGACAGGACGTTTCAAGTATGTGAGTCCAGGAAAAGAGGCAGCATTATTCTGGGGATTAGATGGAGAGGTGGAACCGTCCTGGGTGCAGCCTCCTCCATGGAATAAGGATAAGAAGAAGGTCGATGGTGAGTATGTGAACACACACAAAGGAGAATCATGAAGAGGATCAAGAGTTTCATCAACTGGTTGGGAGGACCTGACCATAAATCAGGCAAAGTAATCTGGAGGAAAGGCCATTGGAAATATTATGGAGATAGTCATCAAGTCTGGGTACGTGGAACCTGGATCAAGAAGCCAGTCAGAAAGAAGAAAGAGGAGGATAATGGATCAGACCTTCAGCAGAACCCGTGGGAAAAAGGTCTCCCCGGCCACCCATGAGGAGGTTGAGGATGCAACGTCTCGGTTTTTAGCTCAGGGAGGAGTGATCGAGCAGTTGCCTGATTTGTGGAATGCAATCCGGGAGGTAGATGTGAGATTTCAACTCAATACCGGTATCAAAACAGCTAGGGGTATCAAAACAGCTAGGGGTATCAAAACAGCTAGGGGTATCAAAACAGCTGGCCACCCCTAGTCAAAACGATACCGGACCCCTAGCCAAAACAGCTACACAGAACATACCAATAACAAAGAAAGAACTAACCACTCATATGAAGGATGCAGCCAGTCACAAGATTTTTTTGGATGCATTGGATGCAAGCCAGGAGGCAGTGTTCAAGGTTGCACGGTTTTTTTATGACAAAGGAATCCCCTGTGCAGTAAATCCGATCCAGAGGGCACCTGATCCTGACCAGTGGAAGGATTTCAAGGATTCAGGAGATTTGACCATCCACCAGAGGGTCGAGGTGAAAGGAACCTCAAAGGATTATACAGGACCCCATGACTGGCCTTATCCGACCATGATCGTCTGTACCAAATACACCTATGACCAGGCATTTCCAAAACCCTATGCATACTTGCGGTTGAACAAGGCCCAGACAGTCGCAGCAGTTATTTATTCCAAGACTGAGGAGTATTGGACTGAGAAGACCATCAAGGATCCACGTTATGAGGATTATGAACAGGTTTCCTATGTCTGTCCGGTGGAGCACATCGAGTGGAGGAATCTGTGCTGACTCACCTCGATCTCTTTTCAGGGATCGGAGGATTTGCACTCGCTGCACGATGGGTTGGAGGAATCAGGACGATTGGTTTTTGTGAGATCGAGGATTATGGATGCAGGACACTAGAACAGAACTTTCCAGGAATACCAATATATAAGGATGTCAGAGAACTCCACCCAGATGAGCTTATTTCCAGAGATGGAAGGATCGACTTCCTCACTGCCGGTTTCCCCTGCCAGGACCTTTCAGTTGCAGGAAATCAGGCAGGAATTGAAGCAGATAGAAGTGGACTCTTTTTCCAGATTACCAGGCTTTCCGACGAGATCTACGCCTATTGCGGAACTCGACCGTCACTTGTGCTGGAGAACGTCTCAAATCTCCTTGCTGGAGACGGGGGAAGTTGGGCAAGAACCGTATACGGGGAGTTGGCCTGCCGAGGGTATTGTATTGAATGGAAAGTTGTGGGGGCAAAAGATGTGGGAGCACCTCACCGGAGGCATAGATGGTGGTGTGTCGCATATATGGTTGGGAACTTCGACGGCGGCAATGAGTGTGAGATCGGGGGAATTCAAAAAAGGGAGGTTGCCAAGTCCTGCCGAGATAGTTCAGGAGACATGGCCCACTCCCGACACTCAGAACCACCGGGATGGGACCAAGGTGAGGAAGGACAACAATCTGGCAGAGGGAGGAAGGCATGGGGTGAGTCTTCATCATGCAGTGGTTCAGTGGCCGACACCAGCAACAAACCCTCCAGGATGGAAAAACATCGAGGTGGTGGACAAGGATGGGAATTATCCAACCCATATAAATCAGAGATTTTACGACAAGAAGACCGGGAGATTGGTTCAGAAAGGTTTGGAACAGGTGGTTCAGTGGCCGACTCCTCTGGTAGACGATGCAAACAACACCAACCCAAAAGCAAACAGGTCCCCTACATTGGTCTCCCAAGTGAAGAAACAGGAAGGATCGGGCAGCCTGAACTGCAACTGGGTGGAAGCACTGATGGGATACCCCCCGGGCTGGACTTCCCTCGACGATGGAGAGACGGATCCTGGGAGGAAGGAATCCCCAGAGTGACCACAGGACAGAAGAACAGAGTGGCCCGGTTGAAGGGTCTTGGAAATGCCGTTGTGCCCCAGGTTGCAATGATACCCCTGATGAGATTGAAGGAGATTTTAAAATGAGCAACATCTTCTCGGAGATGCTTCAGAAATATTCCAAGGATCCTGCAGG